ATGGCACCAGTGCTCACCGTTCCGGTGACGTTGCTGACAGTCAGAGTGGCGGACGTGCCTGGACCACCCGAGCTGATCGAGTACTTGGCCGAACCATCCTCGATGGTAGGGTCGTAGTAGGCGCCGGTGGGGGCACCCTGAGGAATCTGGACGTTAATCTTCTGACCCCAGGTGATGCGGATGTCCACATCGTGCATCTGCAGGGCAATCAGAGGCAGAGCCGTCTGCCACTCCTTGCAGAAGAAGAACTTGAATGGGTAGAACGAGTTGTCAGCATTGGCGATGCTGGTCGTCTGAGGGATGTAGCGCTGAGAGTAGGTTGAGGCCATGCAGACTGGGTCGACGTTGAAGGTGTAGAAGGGGTCCTGGAGATCAATCACCTGACCACCAATCATCAGCTCCACGCGATCAATAATCTGAGACCAATCAAGATCAGTACGAAGAAGACCAGTGTTGTCACGCGCCGTAAGGTACATATAGCTCAAAAGATCACCCTTGCGTTCAATACGAATAGTCGAAATACCCCCTGGAGTTGGCATACCCTGGATCAGCTGACGCTCGACCGAGGATGCAAAGTGGGTGTGACGCTTGTACTGTGAACGAAAGAATGAAGCCTCAGGATTGCCTGTAAGATGGACATCCTGAACGCCAGTAGCAACGAGCTGGGCAATACCACCAGACATTTACTACTATAATGTATTTTTTTTAGCTCAAACTGCGGCAATCGATTTTGCAAGAGGATTATTTAACAGCTGATTCTGTGCTACATTAAGCTTTGATATCCATGGGTTCGCATTACCCTTGTATCCATTGAATTTTGCGTAGGTTGGAGTGGCGTAATTGCCCATTCGGCCACCATCGGCCGGTCCCGTGGGGAAGGACATGTTATCCTGGCGGACAGACGTCACCGCGCCGTGAGCATTGACTGGGTCTGCGCGGACATTCATACGGCCACCTGGCAGCATACGGCCGGTACCGGTATTACCGCGGTACATGTTGCCGCGGAGGTTGTTGGCCTCGATCTCAAATCCAGAGTCTTTGCGGAAGAACTGGGTACCGAAGCCGAGGCCGTCGTCGCCGCGCGCAACAGTCTGGGACTTGCGAGTAGGCTGAGCAGTCTTCTGGTACATTGGACGAGCCTCTGGTGCCTGAAGAGAGCCCCCTTGGCCCTGCACAACGCCGCGACCTGGGGCGCGGTGGTAAATCTTGGGTGGACGCTGGGTCTGCGTAAGACCGCCTTGCTGGGTCCACCCGGAAGGAACTGCGGCACCGGGAGGTCCTGACCGACCCTCGAGCTGTACGAGACGATCCTCATTCACGTTGGTTGGCACCACGCGGAAGAGCTGCTGGAAACCACCCGCAGCAGGGACGTTGGCACCGACACCGAGACCTGGGCCGACATTCAGGCGTTCGACTGGTGGAAAGTTGTTCATTTTGTTCGTCACAGCCTGACGATTGTACAAGTTGTAGACGGGCTGACCATATGGATTTCTGTTTGCCAGTGGCGAAACATCGGAAAACGTACCAGCAACCTCACGCTTACGGGCGGGCACACCAGGGAAAGGGTCATTGATAACCGATCCTTGGATGCCCATGTCGTTCGAGTTGAGATGGTACGTTTGACGAGAACCTTGAGGAAACTGATCCATGATCGCAACCATTGGAGGAGCCCCCACCATGGCATCTTCGCGATCACTCATCTTCTTTCCTGCATATACTAGACCAACAACAGCTGCTAAGGCTAATGGGTCCATTACTATCTTTTAACAATATTTTAACGGGAGGTCTTGATTCGGGGACACTCGGTGGCTTGAAGACCTTCGGTCTTCACTTGGAGTCATTGCGGATTGACATTCCGACAACCTGTGGGCTGATACGCGTGGGTGGTGGAGCCACCTGGTACCGCTTTCCAAAAAGGATATTCTGAAGGTCGCCACGAGTCGTTACTGGATCCTTGGTCCAGACACGAGTCTCTGGCATACTGTACATTTTGGGAAAGTCAAAAGGCTTTTCCGTCCAGTACCGGTTGAAACGAGACGTCATCTGTGGCCGGAGAATATCGTCCGTCGCCACAATTTCAGTCAGCAGTGGAATCAGAGGACCACGCTCCTGAACCATACGCAAGCCTGGCTGAAGAAGAGGCATCTTTAATAATACTTTATATTAAAAACTTGCGTTCTGCGTTGTACGGTTAAACACGCCGCGCTGCTGTACGCGCTCCATAGCTCTGAAGCTGTTGTCTGGATCGCAAGCACCTGGTGTGTCGCGGCACATTGGTGCGTTGCGGTCACCGTAGGCTGCAGTCATGAAAGCCTCAATGTCGTTCGGAATCGTTGTCGAGGCGACGGTGTAAAAGTTGCGCTCGGCATCAGCCTGTCTCTCGAATGGGTGAATAACGTCCCACTGCTTGCGAACCTCATCCCGAACAGTTGGGTAGTAGGCGGCCGACGGCCGATCGGGGTTGTCCTGATAATCCGTAATCAGAACGTTACCCATGGGGTTGTCGAGTGTAGGCATGGTGACTCCACGCATAGCCCGACCGTCATTGACGGCCGCGAATGCCCGGCCCTCCTGAATCATACCGGCGCGGCGCAGCATATAAAGAATGCCGAGCACCAGTGCTGCTAATGCGAAGATACGAGCGTCACGCTTGATGATGTATATAACCACCGTTGCGTAAAGTATGAAACGTATCGTCGAATATGTACGGTCTTCGGCCGTCTGACGTGAGGACGGCCAAAAACTCAGCAGCTTATCATTTCGGAAAATCTGACGAAAGTCCATTATTACTATTACTTCTTCTTATTTTTTGTGAGCTGGTTGTTGGAAGCGCCACCCATGAGGGACATCATGCTCTTCATAAGGGCATCCTCATCGATACCGTCCGTCTTGATCTTGCCCTCGAGCTGCTCAGCCATACTCTCAATCATAGACATCGTCTCGGGCGGGATTGCACTAATCATCATACCGAGCATGTACAGAGACTGGAGGTACTGCCAGATGGCATTCTTTGTATTCTCCGACAGTGAATCATTCCAGTGAACCTTCATATTCGTGTCGCGCAGAAACTCAATCTCCTCGGCGTGCTCGCGAAAGAATGACTCATCCTTGTTCTGCATCTCAGATACATACGGACCAATGTTCGACATGAAGGTGGTCAGAGGAAGACGACCATTCGCCATACGGGCCATCTCGAACGACTCCTGGTAATTCTTGATCGCCGGCTCCTCTGGAAAAGTCTTGACGAGCTCGTTAATAAACTGCTCCATCATATCGTTGAATGCATTGACGGTCGTCATTAATGATAATAAGCTTTTTTTCTTTAAGAGAAATGTGTTTCACATTTGTAGTATGTATAAACAGTTTCATCGCAACTCCATCCGCGATTATCAATTATATATTCGGTATGGAAACATCCACACTCTTTTGGTTCTAGTTTTTCACTAGGATATCCACGAAAATCATTGATGCTGAAGTATCTATCATTGCTAGAAGGAAAACATTTATGATCGGATCTTGTCATGTCAGTATGGTTCTGTAATAATCTGCTCATTCTTTACACCACTGTACGACATGATAAAGTAGACCATGATGGCATTCAGCATCGCGGGTTTCATATAGGTTGAGTTTGGAAGACCCGTCTGGTTGTTAATCTTGTTTTTGAAGTAGACGTAGGCGGCGGTGATTACGGCTGCAAAGACGGCTGCAACAGTAGGGTCCTTTAGATCCATTAAAGGATAATAACTTTTTATTCGGGGTGAGTTCCCTCAGCTTTTTCGGCTGCGTCGTCAAAAAGAGACTCTTCTTGTGGATGAGCTGGTTGGGACACTGGAATTGATTTCATCTCGGCCGGTTCTTGTGGTGGCTGCTCTGCAGGTTGGGTCGGCGCCTCTTCGGGCAGAGCATCGATGGGATCCATTGGCTCCTGGCCTTCTGGTGCCTCCTCCTGTGGCTGTTCCTCCTGTGGCTGTTCCTCATCGTTGAAATTGAATCTTTCCTCATCATCCGCAATCAGGTTCAAAAGAATCTGCTGCATGGGAATCATTTCGTCCATCGTCTTTTTGATAACGACTGTGAACCGTTCGGTGAGTTCAAGTTCGCGCTCGTGTTCGGATACATTCTTGGCAAAAATCTCCGGTTTCTTGAAGAGTTCGATAGCCGCCTTTTTATAGCACATGTGCACAAAGTACTCGGGGTCAATTTTCTTGATGGTGAGCTTGCGCTTCTCTGTCGTGAGCCGAACCGAAATCATAATCTTGATGAAAGAAACGTACGTGATGCTGAGGAGCTTTTCGAACATTGGGTAGTCGTCCGAAATTTCCTTTGTACGCTCCTTGACAATAGTCTGATTCCAGTGCGGAACTTCACGCATCAACTTTTGAAACTGGATGAGCGGCTGAACACCCTTGCACATCTGTTCGCCGTCCACATACATCTTGTAAAACGCCATATTCATATGAGGGATCATCACATTGCAGAGTGCAAAGAGATATTCGCGCTTCGCTTCTACGAGAGTGTCCATTACTACCCTAAAACATTCTTTCACCGCGAATTTTACTCGCCACCTTTTTGAGATTGATCAGGGCTGGGAGATCGGTAATCTCTTCTGGAACTTCCTCACAGTGTCCACTGTCCTTGTTTTTTACATCCCACGTAACATACATGTTCGAAGCGTCAATCTGTCGAACAATGTATCCGAGGTTGCGAAGCTGGCGCGCGAGGTAGGCTGTGGCTGACTCTACATTGTACATTGGAAAACCAAAAATCATCTGGGGGGTTGACAAAAAGACTTGACGATCGCCAACCTCTACGGCGTAACGAATCTTTTTATCAAACTGTTTGAGAATCTCCGAGTACGTTTCTTTGCGCACACGTCTCTTCTCGGATTCTATTTTCTGGATATCTTTGACTGATATCATCCTATTACTGATTAACACCCTTTAATGTCTCCAAAACCGCAGTCTTGACATCCTTGTACGGTGTATAGACGTCTGGCTTGTAGGGTTGGAAAGGACCCTCCATATTGGGTGGAATCGTCTCATTCTTTGAGATGATCGAAACCTTTCCGTTGTCGACCCGCCCCAGCACGTCGTACTGGACACCGAAAAAGCCTCTCAGGTTGATGAAGAGCATACGGGCCGACAGAGAACCGTCAGGGTTCTGGTTGATGAAAATCGTTTCGACTGGGAACAGGTTCTGGTCCTCCTTGCGAACGGCCGTGGCCAGATCCTGAATGATCGTCTCAGGCACTGGTGCCTGAGACTGGATACCGCTGTAGAAGGATCTTGGCGTGCTGAAATACCACAGTGTAAAAACTATGAGGGCTAACAAAACGAGCACCTGCATCCTACTATACCCGCGCCAAAAATTTTCCAACAAAATGATATTGTTTTTTAGGATGGCAACCCTTGTGTATTCGGACAGATGTACCCACTGTATGGAGATCATACAATTCATCCAAGCCACACCATCTCTGAAACCGCTCGTCCGATATCACAACATTAACAAGCTCGGAGTTCCATCGCCCCAGATTAAACGTGTTCCGACGCTGGTCACCAAGGAGAATAACATACATGTCGGTGCTGAGGTGAAAAACTGGCTCATGTCCATGATGCCCTGCGACTTTAAAGAGTTCCAGTCGGCTGACATAGGGATGGCGAACCTCGACGAAACCGACGGTGACAGTTTTTTTGCTCTCGACAATTATGGCGTCAGTCTGAAACCAGAGGTTACTGCTGAAGTCCAGGCCCGTATAGACGCAGATCCATCCTCGCTCTATAACAACTTAAAGAAGTAACCACCGGACATACTAATGAAACTTAGGACTATACAGGCGAATGCCATCAAGAGTATATTCGAAGTTTTAAAGGATATAATCAACGATGTAAACGTCTATTTCAAAGAGGATGGTATCAGTATTCTGGCACTGGATACGGCTCGTGTAGCTCTCGTCCATATGCACCTTTCGGCTGAAAACTTTGAAGAGTATGATTGTCCTGAGCCAATCATAGCCGGAATGAATATGGCGAATACGTACAAGCTGCTCAAGTCGGTCACGAACAACGATACGCTCGAGATGAATATCAGAGGAGCCGAGGTGATTGAGATGATTATTCGAAACCAGGTGAAAAAGTCTTCGTCGACATTTACTCTCAAGCTTCTTGAGATTAACGAGGATATCCTCGAGCTGCCAGAGCTCGATACGGACATCCTGACGACTCTGCCCTCGGTGGATTTCCAGCGCATATGCAGGGACATGGGTAATCTGTCAAACGAGATTGACATTTGTCGCGAGGGTGACCAGTTGATTCTGAGCTGCCAGGGTGACTTTGCGAACCAGAGTACATCCTTCGAGTGCCCGGAAGTTTGGGATACCAAGATGGGCAACACATTCAGTCTCAAGTATATAAATCTGTTTACAAAGGCGACTGGTATGTGCTCGAGCGTCCAGATTATGCAACACGCCGAAGAGGAGGCAATGCCGATAGTTTTTAAATATAGTATAGCAAATTTGGGCGAGATGCGATTTTATCTCGCACCAAAAGTTAAAGAATAATAGTTTTAATAATCTATGGAAGCCAGGTACGGAGAAAGAATTCAAGAATTCGAAGAATCGATTCGAAGAGGAGAATCTACCGAGGCTGACTTGTATGCCTACATTGCTGAAACTGCACCCTTTATTCGGGAGTACTATTCCGAAAAAAAGGTGGAGGATACCGGACAGACGAGCACTCTTTTCAAAAGCAGAAAAACGGGATCACAACGGAAGGATATTTATACTAAATATTTATCGACCGTCGAGAATGAATCATTTCAGACCATGTCTACTCCGAGCCTGCATCATAAATGCACGTCGTGTGGATCTTATGACCTGGAGCATGACCATGGGACGAGCGACGATATATGTAGAAAATGTGGTGCAACAATGTATGTACAGTGTGATGAGGTTGGATTTAGAGAGGAACAGGATATAGAAAAGACTATAGTTTATAGCTATCGAAGAGAAAATCACTTTAATGAATGGATCGCACAGTTCCAAGCGAAAGAATCCACTAATGTACCGAGTGATGTAATAGAAAAACTTAGAAACGAATTCCGAAAACAAAAGATTAAAGATATTTCTGAGATTACTCACGCACGAGTCAAAGAGTTTTTGAAAAAACTAGGACTCAGTAAATATTATGAACACGTTCCGTACATTACTACAATTCTCAATGGGATACAGCCGCCGACGATGCCTCAGGCTCTCGAGGACAAACTGAGAATCATGTTCAAGCACATAGAGGGAGCTTGGGAAAAGAACAAGCCTGCCGATCGAAAAAACTTTTTGAGCTACTCGTACACACTTTACAAAATGTGTGAGTTGCTTGGCGAGGATGACTATCTACCATGCTTTCAACTTTTGAAATCAAAAGAGAAACTGTACAAGCAGGATCAGATGTGGAAATCAATCTGCAAAGAACTCCAGTGGGAGTGGATAAAAACAGTTTAAAAAATCTCTGACCAAGACAAATGACCAAGAAGGGATTTGTCTACTCGTGGAGAGATGCTACGGCTGCTGCTAAAATTAACTCGGTGAATCCAGACTGGTACTATACCTGGAGTCTGTCTCAGATTCCAGGTGTCAACCTACCATTTGTTCCTATGATCTGGAGTTCAAAGAGTCTGGCCCAGCTTCCGAGCGTCAAGGGTGATGTGGTGCTCGGCTTCAACGAGCCGGACCGGACTGATCAGTCGAATACGGATGTGGCTACGGCAGTCAAATACTGGCCTCAGTTTAAGGCGACCGGAAAGCGTCTCGGTAGTCCAGCCACCGCATCAAACGCAGCAAAGGGTGGTTGGCAGAAGGAATTTATGGTGTCGTGCTCGGCAGATGTTGATTTCATGTGTGTCCACTGGTATGGCTCATCCAATCCTCACACGCTTCTGAGTATGCTGCACGACCTCTACGACTTGTACAAAAAGCCAATCTGGATTACAGAGTTTGCAGTCGCAGACTGGTCAGCCACGACTCAGAGCAAGTATTCCGAGAGTCAGGTGATTGATTTCATGGAGGCTGTTCTGCCGGCGCTCGACGATCTTCCGTACGTCGAACGCTACTGCTGGAAGACTCGTACAACGTCCGATGTGAACATGGGAACCAGCGCTCTTTTCAACGACGACGGAACACTGACTCGGCTCGGAAAGGTTTACTCGATGCATGGAATCATGCAGGACGACGATGTTCCTGTCGCGAGATCTGCTGCACTTATAGAAGAAGCGCTCAATAAGAATAATGGATCAGAATCTGATTAATAGGATTCTTTATATGACTGATATAGATACTCGAATAGCTTTTCGGCTCGAGCCGAAAAGACTTCCAGTGTATGTTTTTCCGATGAAGACCGGGATGCTTTATGATCCTCGTCGGAAAGTACTGTACAACTTTTATCCAGTTGATTATTACATCATTCGCAAAAATGTAGATTTACGAGAAGATGACGGTCTCTATATCTTTTCTGGAGACCAACAAGTTGAATTTTATGACAAGCGGGGATTACACATCATGTATTCGAATGAGGTGTGGATGACCGAACGTCCTGTGCAGATGTTGAGCGCTTGAGCGGCTCGCGAATCTCTACAGTTGCTCCTTTTGGTGCAAAGTCGTACTGCTGCTTAAATTGTTGACGCGCCATGTTAAACTCTCGGCACATACACTCCCAGACAATTTTCATGCACTCGTCGTGGGTGTTGTCTCGGATTGCTCCTTGGCAGTAGCAGCACACCTCCATACCAATTCTTCGACTTGTAGTTCTAAGCCGAAATTGATTAGGATAGCCTCCGGCAAGCCCAGCAGTTTCATGTACTGCTGGGCTTGGATCCGCGCAGCATCGTTGAGGTTGCGGGTCGACTTGAGTTCGACGATTGTCTTTTTGTCGATGATGAGATCGGCCCGAAGGTTGCCGATAACGTGACCTTCGTACTCGATCGGAATGATACGTTCAGTCTCGTACGGAATGCCGTGGGCGCGTAGCTCCACCTCCATGGCATTGTGATAGACCGACTCTGAATAGCCATAGCCCAGCTTTAAATAGACGCGGTGAGCAATATTTTTTATATCATTCATATATGGATACAGGGTTGTACTTTTTAATAGGATATTTAAGTAATTTTAAAAGGGTGTCGTCGTCAGTCTGTTTGACAAAGAGTATAAACA